ATTCTTGGTTCGTGTATGTAAACTTCTTATACAAATCAAAATAGTCCAGAGCAGACACACCCTGTATAACATACGTCTGATGTGTTCTACCCATCTGATAAACTTCTCTGGGCTGTACACTTCTCCAAGGAGATAATCGTTTCAGCTCATCCTCACCAAACAATTTGATGATACGATTGCAAAGATAAGGTATATCAAAGAACTCTGTATTCCATCCAGTGATAATGTCTGGTTGATGTTTCTCCCAGAATATAAGAAATTCTTTGAATAGATGTACTTCACTCTCGCACTCAATATAGGTAACATCAGGACGATCTGTCTCAAATTTACCGATACCCCACACTACGATTTTCTTGGATTGATGATTCTTGATTGTGATGGACAACATCTCTTCTTCAGCAAGCTTTGGGTTAGGAAAACCTGTAGAGCATTGTACCTCTATGTCAATTGTCACCATCAACAAATCATCCAAATTCCAATCAATCATTCCTTTATATTGGTCTGAAAGAAAGCAATACCCATACTGAGTATTACCATAGACAAGATCTGGCTGAGAAGAATTCATCTGAATCCAATCTTTTGCTTCCTTTATGGAATCAAATTTTATTGGAGCCGCAAATCCACCTTGAAGTGTTTTGTATTTTGTGGGTTTTTCTACGGGGGCAAATAGGGTGGGATTATACTTAATACGAGTATTAACTCGTTCACCATTCTTCACTTCACGCAATAATATATTGTTGCCCCATTGAAGGACATTTGTATAGAAATCACTCATATTAAGACTATACCACTATTAGATAGATTTGTCAAGTCCCCAATTGTCACGATTCATATATGTTTTAAGAACATCTTCTAAAACACTACCTTGTCCAATACTGTCGTATCCGACATGGCCTGGCTGAGAATTAACTTCTAACATGTAGGGGTCTTGTTTCTCTCTATCTTTTGCTGGTATCAGATCAATACCAGCCCAGTCAGCATCTATAACATTAATAACTTTATTACACACTTCAATTTCTCTTTGTGTTAGTTCTATTTTTTCTGGTTTTGATCCCTGATGAATATTACTTCTAAAATCACCTTCAGCAGTAGGCCTTTTCATTGCGCCATGTATTTTTCCAGCAAGCATAATAACTCTTATATCATATTCTAATGGAATAAACTCTTGAATTATCATACCTCGTTCTGGGCCTAATTTTTGAATAATTTGAACAGAGGAAAGAAGTTGCGATTCATTCTCAATTTTAAGAACACCAACCCCACCAGTTCCCAACATAGTTTTAAGAACAACAGGATAGCTAGTTTTTAATCTTTTAAATGCATCTTCTATATGGTCAACATGATTAATTATTTGTACTTTAGGTTGTTGAACAATTCCTTGTAATTTAGTAAATGTCCTAAATTTATCTGCACAAATATTATGGACATCCATTGTATTAATAACAAGTGCATCAGAATGCTCTAGATGATAAATTAAACCTGTCCATGATGCTCTATCATTTGATCTAGACCTATTAAAGATAACAGTATTTTTATCTATCTTAAATTCTTTATCTTCAGCATTGCCAATAAAATCACCATTAAAATATAATTTATCTATTTCACTTTTATATCCTTGTAGACCAAGTTTCTTACCAAAAGCAAGCATCTTATTAGCCATTGGGACTGTTTCTTCTTTAGAATCATCACCCACTTGTTCTGGGTCATTATAGATAACTACAAAACGATATGGTTCGTCTTTTTCCTCTGTGATGTATGATTTGAACTTTTCCATTACGACTCTTTCTTTTTACCTATATTATATTTGGTTTCTAAAGTCCAATCACTTTTTTCACTATAAGATAATACCTTAATTTGACTTAAAGGAGCAACAGGCTCTGCAACACCCAACACTTCAACTAGGCCCCAATCCTTCAATAAAGACGTAATAGTATTTCTTCGTGCAATATCGTTCTCTGAGAGGTTTGTTTTTTTACCATCCAATGCAAACAGTTCTTTAAAATGCACAATAAAGTACCTACCCTGTTTGTGTAGTATATGACAGGATTGATATAGTTTTCTTTCTTTTCTAGAAGCAACCCCAATTCGTGATAGTGTCTCACGAACTTTTAAGAAGTCATCTGGTTCTTTCAGACTGACTTCTAGCATCTGCTCCTGTGTCCAATTAACTTCTTCCATTTCTTCCACCCTTATATAATTTATTTTTTATAGCGGAAATCTGTTTATCATCTAGTAGTTCAAGAGCATCTTTTGCCTTCTCATTTGAATATCCATAGTACTCTTTAACATATTCTAGATTCTCTAATTTCTTCGCCTTCATCCAAGGACTAAACCTTTTCCTTGGTCTTAAACTATTTAGGTAAAAGTCAAATTGTAGTTTCTTATCTAGGTGGTGTAAACGGTTCATTTCGTTCACAAGTAGAATTGTATCAGTAAATGGTGCAAGGCATTTATTAACGATATATGGAGGATATTTCTTCTCCCAATCTTCATCACCAGAACTCATTAAAGGTTCTTTGGTGGTGTTTATCGCATTTAGGTAGTCTTTTAGTTCATAGGTCATAAGCTTCTTCCCAAGTCATCATAATATCAGTAGTTTGATCTTCAATATTTGCACTGTTTAATAATACCAGATCGTTACGTAATTGTAAAGGTTCTATTTTAAAAATGTTTTGTATTCTTGGGTGATCTAACATACAAAAATAGTAAGCAATCTCTTCAGCTTCTTCTCCAATTAAATCTTTAACAGTCTGTCTGTCATTTACTAGACCACCTTCTGGCATGAAGTATGCAGTACCATAGACAGAATGGAACAGACCGGCATCTTGTAGATATTCTGGAGTTCCTAACTTCTTTAATATCTCACTAGTACCTATAAGGTGTTCTAATAAAGTTCTACCAGAATGTTTAACCTTATCTGATCCTATAGATTTAAGAAAATCAATCTTTATAGTAGTCAAGACGTTCACGACTCCCACCAGAAACATTGGCCTTTATCACAATCACAGATCTAAGTTCATAACACTGTCTAGAAACAGGCATTGCCTTGTGATTTAAGTATGCATCAAACACTACTAATCTATTCCCTACGTATGGCACGAGTTGGCCGTCAATTAAAGTACCACCACCCCACTCATCTTTCCAATCCAAACGAGGATAGTAGATCATAGTAAAATCTCCATCATCAACATGCATATGTGGTTCTAATCCATGAGTGTGAGCATTGCAATAGATTCTCACATAATCGTCTACATGATACTTTGTCTTAAAATCTAATTTGAATTTTGCAGTCTCCCAAATAGGTTGCACCCACTCAAAACCATTCTCAATAATTTCTTCGGAGTTGTGTCCACAAAATCTATGCCAATGCTTACCTGGCGCATTTTTATTAGATTTGTAATCATATTTCCATACTAACTCCCTCAGCTGCATACTAATTAGTTCTGTAATATGGTCTTCTAGTACATTATCGTAAACATCAACTACTGACACAGATATTCATCCTTTTATTAAATTCTTCACTATATTGTTTTTTAGAGAGTAAGACCTTTCTATAATTCTTTCTGTATTCTTTAAGTTTACTTTTAAAGAATGCAACATCCCTTAGCCAATCTATTTTCCATAGTAACTCATCTACACTACCTACTCTCTGCCAAGAGTCTATATTATATGTATTATTCTTATCATATGTAAAATCATTGGTGCTCCACACAAATGGAATAATTCCAGCTGCAAGTGATTCTATATACCTAGAAGTCGTAGCATTTTCATCTTTCCAATTAAAACAAACAGTACATCTTGCACTCGTTAGTATTGGTAATAAGTCTCTCCAATCCCTAGCCCAAGAGAATATTTTGTTCTCTTGGGTTTCGGGTAAATGAAGAAAACCACCAACTAACGTAGTGGTGGTTCCCTCCTTATCATATAAATCGTAAATAATTTCATCTCTATCATCCTTCCAAGATGCACCCCAATATGCGAAGTCCACTTTTTTAGTCCGATCTAGATTCAAGTCTTTAGTCAATGTTGGTATGTTGTGATATTTCATACCATTCATATTCCCAGAGAAATCTATTTCATCAATTGTATGGAAGTCTTTAATGGTCACCCCCTTCAGAGTTTTTGTCCTATACAATTCTTCATCGTCTGCTCGTTCATTTCTCCAGAGAATTACTGTCTTATTTTCAAAATAAGATTTAATTTCGTTTATCGCCGTATTTGTCTTTTCTAGATATTCCTTATATGGTAATTTTGCAGGCCATTTATATCTATAGTTATCCTTTACCTTTGCATGAGATTCGTATTGGTCTTGCCACAATTCTGGACAATGAAATCTCCATTCAGATTCACTTGGGATAATTATATAATCTGCAAACTTAATAGCTTCTTTTTTACGAATAGGTTTAGAACCATCAAAAGTAAAATTGTATGTATCAAAGGTTAGGTCTGGTCTAGACTCCATCCATTGTTCATACAATTCGTAAAAACTATCCATAGGTTGGGAACAAGTTTGTTCGTACTTGATACCCATTCTCAATTTTGCAATAGTGACTAGGGTCACTTAAAATTAACCTGAGCCATTACTTCCGTAAGAAATGCAAACATATTGATTTCTTGATCTGCAACGAGCTGTCTTTTATAAGTGTACTCACCCAATAACACAACGAGGTTAGGTATAGTATTAAGTTCACAAGAATCAAACATAATGTCGTAAATGTTACGAAACAAACGGTCAGGATCGTTATCCAAATTATCAACAACCCATCTACGAACATTAGCTAGCTCCCTATTCTTCAATAAAGGAATCAGTTCCTTTATGTTCTTTCGTTCCAAGTCTACTAGGATACCGGCATCTATAGAACCAGAATGAGAGTAAGCTTGAACCTCTTGAATTACCCTTCTCCAATCGGGGAAGTATTTACTTATAACTCCTGCAACAGCCTTCTCATTAAAGGTTACATTCTCTTTTTCTAGAATACTTATAAGTCTTGTATAAAATTCCTTTGCAATTTGAGGTTTCTGTTTTTTAGGAATCATAAACTCAATCGGTTTACAACGAGAATGAAGTGCTGGTATAATCTTATTCTTGTAATTACAAGTTAGAATAAATCCACAGTTATTGTGAAACTCTTCAATCACACCACGCAATGCTGGTTGTGTGGATTGAGGATTAAGATAATCTGCTTCATCTATAATAAGAAATTTGCGGCCACCTGTTAAGGAAACAGTAGATGCAAAGTTTTTTATCTTTGTACGTAGAACATCAATACCAGATTCATCAGAACCGTTTATCATCATATAGGTGGCACCCATCTCTTCTAACATTGCCTTTGCAATGGTAGTTTTACCTACGCCTGGGCCACCAGATAATATCAGATTCGGGATGTCATTTTTAGAAACAAAACCTGTAAACATAGATTTTAAATCTGTAGGAAGGATACAACTAATTACATCCTTGGGGCGATATTTCTCAACCCATAAACCTTCTTCCATAATATATATCCTCTATGAATTATTATATGTTGTTTCTGATTCTAAAGCAATCCAATATTCAATAGGGACATTATTGTTAGAAAAATGACTAATTCTTTTAGATGACATTTTGATAGAATAATCACCACCTAAAAGTTTTAGATTTTCAACCCTAAACCAATATTTATATGGATTATTATTACCATGAGTATCTACATCAATCTTAACTGCATAGGTATTATTTTCTAGATTTTTCTTATCTGTAACCTTTATCAAACCCCAGTTTACATCACCAGCTTCTAGACACATATCTGGCGCACTGAGAATAGCAGCACCCTTTTTAATCTCTTCATATTGAGTACTAGATAGATTAAAAGATACTTCTGGGTCTGGCATTGTTACGTTTTTCTGGGGAGTTGTAACAACAGAAGGATCTGAATACCAATAATTTAAGAACTCGTTTTTACCCTTACCTTGAATTACAACAAATCTTTCTTTGAAGTCCAACACTGGTTCCTCAAAAAGTGATAGCGCAGATAAGAACTCATTCAAATCATAAATTGCTACTTCCTGTGGAAAGATATCCTTTACTGTTGCACTAGCAACAATATTCTTGAGGGCCGACATTGTAGATAATTCTGACCCTGCTTTAATTACCAAATTTTGATTTATGGTTGAGAAATTCTTCAACACCGAAATCGTTTCATTACTTAATTTCATTTTTTCGCCTTTTCACTTTCGTTAACATGTAGTGCTATAATACCATAATGTAACACTTTTAACAAGTCACTTCTGTCCTTGCCATTCTTTTTTCCGTATCGTTGTGCATATTTCATAATGTTGCCGATACAAAAACCTTCACCATGACCACCATCTATAATAAATTCTGTGGCTTGGTATTTGTTCCTACTATAATGTTCATCATAAGTAGAATTAATATATTCTTCTAGTTCCATGAGGGCTGCTCCCTCACCATATTTGTAATCAATGTCC